ACACAAAGAGGCCCAATTATGGAAAGAATCCTTAGAAAACAACCAAATCCTGAGAAGACCTTGACGATCCATCCATTAAGGCGTTTTGAGTCTTCGATATATGACACCCCAATACCAGCCTATTTGATCAAGCACAGCTCAGAAGGGGTGACTATAGATATAGCCACCTCAGAACTGGCTGATGCACAATCTGGATCCACAATCCAGCCTTTTGAGAGTGTTCCAGCACAGAACCTAACACTATTTAAACATGATTTTACATTTGGTCACCTGGCTGACACCACAGACAGGAAGTTTGTGGAGGTTTTTGGGGTGCTGGAAAACAGGGCTGATGATTCTGACTATCAATCGCCTGACATGATCATAGAAACAGAATCTGGTCATGTTTATGTTGTGGAGTTCACAACTACACTGGGGGATGTAAACTCTGCTGAGCTGGCAGCAAGAAATAAGATAGCAAAGTATGAGATAGCTTGCTTGAACAGATCTGCTATTAAGCCAATATCTCTCTATATCATTGCAGCTCACTTTAATGGTGTTGTATCTAACCTTGAATTATCAGATGAGGAAGTTAATGAAATTGTCTTCCGCTTCAGACTTGCTAGAGACATCTTTGAGGAACTGAGAGAAATTAATCCCTCATTGTTTGACTCAGATGAAACCATCAGCCGACCTGAAAGAGAAGTGAACAGTGTAATGTCATCCATCATAATAGACTGGGACAAGACACAGTCTAAATTTCCAAGCTTCAGAAAAGAACTGTTTGATCAATTCAAAGACAAAGATGTTGATGAGGATTATATCTCTAGAATAATCAAGAGATGCTCAGATAATGCCCTTAAAGGCATAGAGATTGATAGTATGTTCATAGAAGATATATCAAACAGAAAGAGGTTTGAACTCAACTCACAAAAATCCAATAAAGAGGTGCTGGATAAGATTGCAGAAATGATGAGTTATGATTTCTTGAGGGATCCTGAAGATCACAAGTCCACTGTTCAGTTTCCACCATGGATTACTTCTGAAGCTATGCCAGGTAAAGATCTTGAGCCATTGAAGTCAATTAATGTGGAAGGCTCGCATCCTATGTGCAAAATATGGAATAAAGTCTGCAACAATGCATCAATTGAAAAGATAGAGAGAATGCATGATGATCCTGTCCTTGAATTGGAGTATGCCATGTCTGGAGCAACAGAAAGATCTGTTGAAAGGAACAAGTATCATAGAACAGTACTAACACTGAGTCCAGACGAAAAGGAGTATGCAGCTATCCTAGGAGTGTGTGGAAAAAAGAATTCAAACCTTGGGGCTGTCAAAGAAGCCAGAATTAGGAGCAAGCAAGGGTTCTCAGTTGATCATAATGTGTCTAGAGTGGAAGAGTTCTTATCTGACCACCCTCTCACCGATCTCACACCAGTTGGTGGACTATATAATCCTCTGTCAGAGGACAAGAAACTTCGATTGCTAGCTATGGGACTCCACCAACCAACTATGGTGCATGCTGATGAGGAAATGCCAGAAACACTAGACTGCCATCTCAAGTTCTTAGAAACTCCTATTGGAAGCTGGTTGCAAATGGTGGCCATTACTGGAGCTGAGTTATCTGCTTCAGTTAAGCAGCATGTCAAGCCCAATCAGTTCATAGTCAAAAGGCTAAAGGACTCTGCTATCTACTTACTCATTAAACCAACCACATCTAAGGGCCACATTTTTGTATCTATGGCTGTGGACAAGAAATATCTGCATGGAGAACTGGAGAAGTCTGGTGTTTTCAAGCCTTCAATTGATGCAGGGGATCTTCTAGTTACAGACTTTGTGTCATTTAAGCTGAGCAAGATAACAAATCTCTGTAAGGCTCTTTGTGTCACAGAGGCTGCTGCCTGCTTCTGGGCTGAGACCTATGGATTTGAGCCATGGAGGTTTATTGACCAGGCCAGAACTGGGAAGTTCTCTGATGCATGGTTTATGATCAAGCTCTCACTTTTAACTTTAATGGAAGACAAAGCAACAACAGAGGAGCTACAGACAATGCAGCGTTATATTGTAATGGAAGGTTTTGTGTCACTGCCAGAGATCCCAAGACCAACTAAAATGCTATCAAAGATACCCAAAGTTCTGAGATCAGAACTTCAAGTGTTCCTTGTTCATAGAGTGTTTGAGACCATGCAGAGGATAGCATCTTCTCCATTTCAGCTGCACAGAGTAGGGGGAAACATAAGATGGAAGGGTTTGTTCAACCCATATTCTGGAAGCAACATTGATGAAATGCAAACTCTGATCAGTTGCTGCTACAATGGATATTTTAAAAACAAAGAAGAGGAATCAGAGCCATCAGCTCTATCAGCTATGTACAAGAAAATCATTGAACTTGAACATCTGCGGCCCAAGACAGATGAGTTCCTTGGCTATGGGGATCCAGAGGAACCCAAGATGCACGAGTTCAGTAGGAGTTACTTAAAGTTGCTGTGCAATCATGCAAAGTCAAAACTAAAAAAACAATATGGTCGTGGGGTCATGACCCAGATTGAGAATAGTATAATAAGAGAAATTTCATCAATAACCCTAGAAAGGTTGGCCACTCTAAAAGCAACAAGCAACTTCAACAGCTCATGGTATGTCTACAAAGATGTGAAAGACAAGAATTACACAAGAGACAAGTTGTTAGTAAAGATGACTCAGTTTGCACAGCGGGGAAAGACTCTTGCTATTGAGATGTTTGATGAATGCATGAATAGAATTGAGGAGAAAGGCTGTATGGAGATCTGTCTTTTCAAGAAGCAGCAGCACGGTGGTCTGAGAGAGATTTATGTGATGGGGGCAGATGAGAGAATTGTCCAATCCATAATTGAGGCAATAGCTAGGGCAATAGGACGTTTTTTTGATTCTGACACTCTTTGCAATCCATCGAACAAGACACGGATTCCAGAGACACATGGGCAAAGAGCAAAGAAGAGGTGTGGGAAGTCGGTTTGGACATGCGCAACTTCTGATGATGCAAGAAAGTGGAATCAGGGTCACTTTGTGACAAAGTTTGCTCTAATGTTGTGTGAGTTCACTCCTCAGGAGTGGTGGCCACTTATCATCAGAGGCTGTTCCATGTTTACCAATAAGTTCATGATGATGAACCTTGATTTTTTAAGAATCATGGATGGCCATAAGGAGCTTAAAATTGAGGATGAATTTGTTAGTAAACTGTTCAAGGCATACCATGGTGAGAGTGAGGAACCTTGGATAAGTCAGGGCCAAACATACCTTAAAACCAGTACTGGAATGATGCAAGGGATTCTGCATTTCACTTCTTCTTTACTCCATTCACTCCATCAGGAGTTTATAAGGACAACGTCTATGCAACTATTTACATTAAAGATGGGATCTGATGCTTCATCCAAGGTGGTTTGTGACATGATGCAAGGCTCTGATGACAGCAGCATGATCATCAGCTTCCCTGCAGATAGTGAAAAGATCAAGATGCGCTACAAGTTGGTGGCTGCCATGTGCTTCAGAATCAAGAAGAGTCTTGGGATTTATGCAGGAATTTATCCATCTGAAAAATCAACCTCAAATACTGATTTTGTCATGGAGTATAATTCTGAGTTCTTCTTCCACTCCCAGCACGTTAGACCAACAATAAGATGGATTGCCGCCTCATGTTCCTTGCCAGAGGTTGAGACATTGGTTGCAAGACAAGAAGAAGCTGCTAATCTTTTGACTGCAATAACTGAGGGTGGTGGATCATTCTCTCTTGCTGCTATGGTCCAGCAATGTCAGTGCTCAATTCATTATATGCTGATGGGGTTAGGTGTGAGCTCCCTCTTTTCAGAGTTTGCCAAGGCTATTTCAAAGTGGCTGGATCCAGGACTGGGATTCTTCCTATTTGACAATCCTTACTCAGCAGGGCTCTCTGGATTTAAATACAATTTGTACAGAGCGATTATGAATTCAAGCTTGAAGTCAGTCTATTCGTTCTTTATGAAAAGGGTCAAAGGCTCATCTGAAAATTCAGACAGTATAATCAGTGAGTCATGTAGTGTTAGTCCTGGTGGAGCTATTGTTATGAGTTCAACACTAAGGTGGAGGTCAGTAGAGAAATTCAAGAGGTTGAGAAACAGGTCGAGCATCCCTGAAGACTGGAAAGAGCTGATAAATCAGATCCCTGAAGTCCTATACAGGGCTCCTCAGACAGGTCATGAAATTATGCTAAGAATTGCTGAAAAAGTGCACAGCCCTGGTGTGGTCTCTTCACTAAGCACTGGGAATGCAGTATGTAAAGTAATGGCATCATCTGTGTATTTCCTATCTGCATGTATATTTGAGGATGCAGGCAATCAGGAGTATAAAATAATCAATAGTGACAAATACAGCTTGATGCAGAAAATTATTGCTTTTGAACAATTCTCAGATAAGGATGATATAAGTCAGGAAGATCTGCTCTTTTTGTTTCCAAATCTTGCAGAGTTTGAAGCTTTTGACTCAATAATTTATGATAAGGGGCATTTCAATGTTATCCCAAGAGCTAGCCAGAGGGAAGCCACCCAAACAAGAATTGTGGTTTTTGAACACCATTCATCAGCACGTGTTGCCCCAGAGAAACTTGTTAGTGACAAATGGTTTGGAACTAGAAAAAGTAAAATTGGCTCACCAGGGTTCAAGCAGGAGTGGGATAGACTGAAAGCCATTGTGAGATGGCTACGAGACACTCCTGAGGATACTCTTGAGGCTTCCCCATTCTCAAACCATGTCCAAATCAGAAACTTCTTTGCCAGAATGGAAGGAAGACCCAGAGTGATAAAAGTCACCGGAGCCCCTGTTAAGAAGAGATCAGGGATGAGCAAAATAGCCATGGCCATCAGAGATAACTTCTGCAAAACTGGATTCCTCCAAGGCTTGGAGGATGAAGTTGGTCACAGCAGAGCAATGCAAGTTGAAAAGCTCAAACATTATTTATTTTCAGTATTAATGGGTCCCTACACTGAAGAATCAAAGTTAGAGTATGTTGTGAGAATTCTAAGAGAGGAACCTCAAGTTATCCTCAATTATAATGATAAGAGATCACGAGCCAACACCATAAGTCTTTTACAAAGATTTATAAAAAGTGATGCTGGCATTGCTTACTTAATTGAAGACATGAAAGCAGGTATCTTTGGAGCATTCACGAAAGTGCAGCAATTTAGTCAGTCATCAGTTTCTAACAAGTATTATGGTAGAGGAGTCTGGAAAGGAGTCATAGATGGCTATCAGATACAAATAGACATAGATGGTAAAGAAGGAATGCCATCTCATATATGCAGCATCACTGTGTCCAACTGCTCAAAGCCATGGGTGCTAACGCAAAGCCTCAAAGCATGGTGTGAAGACATGCAAGTGCATAACAACATGGATGTCTCCAAAGGCAACTCAAGAGCAAATTATTGGATGTATGGCTTTAAGATGTACGGATCCTCCTACCCGTATGGTTGCCCTATATATATTGTTCGGAACGATATAACAAATCTGGGTCTATTACATGATGATGATATTGACATAAAGGTTAGGAGAAACACGATAAATCTTTTTGTAAGAAGCAAAGATAAGAGACCACGTGACCTGCATATCCTCTCATACACCCCATCTGACTCTGACATCAGTTCCGTTAGCTCGAAACATATCATGGAAGATGAGTATTTTGTTTACAAGGGGCTATTCTCTGTTGAACCAACAAGATCATGGATGTTGTGCCAGTCGATTCCATGGAATTTTATAAGACCGGTGTTGCAGGTTGCCTCTGGTAAGAGAAAGAGTCCACGACAGCTGGACCTGGAGAGACTCAGAGAGATTATCAGGCTTTGCACAGAATCTTCAATTCGGAATAAAGTGGGTACTGTCTATGGCCAAAACAGGCCAGAGAAATTCATAGAATCAGAACCTATTGATATGAGTGAAATGTTTGACATGATGTTAGAAGAAGGCATGGATGATGCTTTTGAGAATCTAGCTGATTACCTGACTGTGGAAGAAGATCCAGATTATATGGATGAGATTGACTTTGATGAAGAGAGTCTGAATCTGTTTGGCCCTGCACATTATAAGGAGATGCAGAGTCTCACAGTGTTAGCACATCCCTTGATGGATGACTTCATTGTGAGGCTTGTTGGGAAAATGGGCAGAGTGAAGATAAGGAGACTCTTAGAAAAATCAATAATAACCACAGACCTCAAAGAGTTGGCAGAGTTGCTATTTATTGCTCTGGATAGAGATCCTTCACAAATAAAAGAGGAGTTGATGCAGGGAGATAGTCCCGTTGAAGTCCCTGACGACCTTTTAGGCTAGAAATTATTGTGATTGGGTGAACCCTTTCATGTTGTGTGGCTGGAGAATGAGTGTGTGTTATGATTTTAGGTATGTATGAATTGGGCGGTCTTTGTGT